AAAGCCATAGTATTACTAATAGTCCATTCACCTGACTTAGTAATTACTCTAGGTTCTTTTTCCCAACCAATCTCCAGTATTTTGCAAGCCTCATCTCCAACAGTAACAAAAGAAACATCTTTTCTTTCCTTTAGAATTGATGCAATCATTACATCATTCCAAGGCCACACTTTGTGAACTGATGAACCAGACAAAGAGATCATTACAACATGCTTTGACTTTATCTTCTTTCTCTGTTTTCTAGCCCACTTCTTTTCTTCTTGTGATGGGTAGTAAGCAGGCCTATGAAAAAAAGGAACACCTGCTAGTTCGTGAGTAAACTCAAGGTAGTTAACGTTACACTTCTTGTGTATCTCTTCTTGAGAATCAAAGTACCCATCGCTTGCAGGCACTCTGTACTTCTCACCCTTAGACTCTATTACTCTGTTGGGGTTCAACAGAAGCGTACCTTCTATAGACTCAGACAGTTGTACAAACCTATCAAAACAAGGAGACATCTTCTCCCAGTAGTCGGTAAGTTGTGTGTTACAAATCTGATTGCTTCTCTGAATTAAGAGTTCGTCTACGTAAGGGTTTGCCTTTAGCAGTTCAGCGCCTGCTTCAGAAACGTTTACACAAACCTTGTACCCTTCTTTCTTAAATTGCGGAAACAAAGAAGACGATTGAATAATATCTCCAAACGCTCCGTACCTGACAATACAAACAGTTTTGTTTTGCCTCTTTCCGCCAAAATCTTCTAAGGTGTAGTCATCTACTTCCTTAAAAGGAACGGTTATTTTTTTCATAGTTGGTTTAGTAGTTTTTCTTTTATATCGTCTATCTTGTCTTTCTTGGCTACTTCAATGCCAAGTTCTTTTGCTTTGGATATTAGGGCATTCCTGCCTGTCATACCTTTCTGCTCTTGAACCCAAGCCGTATAGTCAACTAAACCGCTACTAATTAAATCGCCGTTTACTCTATAAAAATTATCGTTTTGAAAAAAACGTGCTTCTGGCATGTCTTCTAGACTGCCATGTATTTCGCCGTAAGGCTCATCCCAGTTTATCTTGTTATTCATTATTCCAGTGGCATACGAACAGCCCCGAAAACAGAAGCATTCTCAAGAATAATAACTTCCGGTCTGGTTCCTACCCTCGCGTTGTTGTTTCGTTGGTTCCTCTCAGTACTAAATTCGTTTGGCTGATCCTGATTGGTATAGCCACACTGAGCAGGGTCTTTATCTTTCTTCTCTTCGTAGTCCATATTTCCCCCTAAGAAAAGGGGGGCTTGCGCCCCCCGATCCCTTTACCGCATATTGAAAGAACCACGATCCGTGGACACTTTCTGTTTAGCAACACCCATAGGCATCTGATTCGGGCCATGACTATCCAAGCCCAAATCTTTAGGCGAAGAGTTGTCTTTTTCCTTTTCAGAAAGTCCATTTGCAGGGATTTTACCGCTTGCACTATCTTTCATATTGCCTCCTAGTACCATTCAACCATCATGTGTACATGCGCTTTTCCGGCAGGAGTACCGCCAGTAGGAGCATTAAACGTAATGTGAATATCAGTATCGGCAGGAAGAGCGTCAAGAACGAGGTCAGCCGCAGTGTCGGTTAGACGCTGTTGATCTCCATCAGCAAGGGTTCCAAGACCCATGTTGACGTACTCAGCAGTTCCCGCAGAAGAACCAAGTTCAATAATGGCTTCCGTAGTCGTGTTCGTAAAAGTTTCGATAGCCTCAACTTCAATTTCTTTGACACTACCTTTCTTTCCCGAAGGGCCACGCATAACCATTGCTTCACTTCCGGCACCAAAGTCATGGTAATAACTGTAGCAATAAGGACGAGGATCACTATAACTCATAATAATTTCTCCTTAAGCCGCGCTATCCCAGATCACTACACGTGACTGAGCCGCATCAGTGTGAACAAGGCCAAAGCCTCCCAAATAATACCACGCAATCCCACGATCCCTTCCGAAGTCCCCCGGAATTTTTCCGCGAATTTCTTCAGGAACAGCAATCGCTTCAGCAACGGTATCTTCACCAAAGAACACAGCCCAATCGGATTTACCGTTAGTCCATGCAGAGGTAGCAGTACCAATGCCTGCTTTTGCAACGTGAGTCTGCTCAACAAAACGAACACCCTCGTAACGGCCAATTTCACCGTTCATAATCATCTGGAAACCCTGATCAATATACTGCTTGATACCTTCCAGATCATTTTTAAGGGCGCGCCAAGTTGAAGGCCACGCAATGGAGTAATAATCATCGCCAGTATAAGCCGGGATATTACGCTCCTTCATCGTGTCTACAACCAACTTGACATGCTCTTTACCAAGAGCAACGTTGTTGTTAATAGCACACACGCCGTTAGTGGTAAGCGTCAAAGCGGTAGTACTCGTTCCCGCAGTCGGCACAACACGCAACTTTGCGTTGTTGAACTGAGCGGAAGCAAGGTTATCAAACCCCTTCTTCGCATCGTTTTTAAGCACCTTACGAACCACTTCACGAATCGGCTGTTCACTCAGGTCATCCAACTTACCTGTGTAAGGAACAGAGTTACCCGCTTCCGTGATAGTCATCGTACCCTGAGAGATCGTGAACGAAGTCTCGGGGATAGTGCTAGTTTCTGTCAGGGTCGTACCCTGAGTCGCTACATCACTAAACACGTTCCAGTGGAAGGTATCGCCTCGATGCAAGCCCTGATGAGCCGCATCTTTAATGTCACAGAACTGACGGAACTTGACAATCGGCTGTACGGCCATCCGCAGTTCACGACTGAGGTTTGACGCATACATATAACCACCGGAGGTGTTGACAGACCATACTTGTCCTGCCATTTCCTTCTCCTTAAGTTATTGATTAAAGTTGCCCTCTGGCCTGACGCATCTCTTCAATGACTTGTTCCGGGGTTTTAGGCCCAGAGTCATCTTCAGACATTTTGGCAGACTGTCGAGCAGATTTAGGTTGTGGGACAATTTTCTTTTTTCTCTCAACTCTTTTGTTAGGTTGCTGAGATGCCAAATTATTATTTGTCCATTCTTTCGCATACTCAGCCGCCGCATAAATAATTTGCCCCGGTGTCCAAGAAGGATTCTCCTTCATAAGGGTGACCGTTTGATTATCAGCGATAGCCCTAAGATCAGGATTCTGAGAAATCTCAGGGTACTCCTGTTCAAACCAGTTAACTGCGTTCTGAACTTCTCGTTCATATGCAAGTTGCTGTGCTTGGGCTTGTTCGGCTTGTCTACGAGCAAAGGCCTGTCCAACGGCCTTATCTACAGCCTCATCTATATTTGGGGTAGCCTGATTGCGCCCCGTCAAGGTCTGTAACAATTGTGCGGCTTTATCCGCATTATCTTCGTACAACGCTTGATGGTATTCTTCTACAGTTTTCTTGTAGTCAAACCCATCTTCTGGCTCGTCCTGTTGGGGTGGAGCAGATTCTTTCTGTTGAAGACTCTGTGCGTACTGACGCAACTGAGCCTCATGTTGAGCAAGCAAACGCTCTTTTTCAGCGGCTTGCTGAAATCTTTGCTGTGAAGCAACATCCTTTTGATGAGAAGATTTAAGGCCGTCAAACGGAACAACTACATCCTGTCCGTTAACTTTAATCTGAGTAACCCACTGACCGTCCTGTTTCCATACTGGAGCAGTGTCTTCCTCTACAACCTCTTCTACAACTTCTTCCTGTGCTTCAACCAGTTCTTCTTCTGAATTATTAAACTCTGCTTCTCTGTCTTGGACAATGCGATCAAACATTTCATCGCGTGGCCCTTGAACTTTACGATCCACATATTCTTCTTGTTCAGTAGTTTCTTCTGGTTGTTCTTCTACTGTTACTTCTTCTACTACTTCTTCAACTACTTGTTCCGCATCCTGTTGGGTAGCGTCCATCTTTTTTCTCCAAGGTTACTCTTCTTTGTACCTTGCTAGTTTGTTAGCAGTCTCTCCATCTGAAATAATCGCATCCAACCATTTTAAAACTGATAAGGGGGTAGCGAGGTCTGAAGATATTTTTCTATAAAATTTAAGTTCTTCTTCTGAAGAACCAGACCACTCCTGAAAAGCCATATCGTAAAGACCCTGAATGCCAGTCCTATACTGGTTTAAGGCTCTGTCCAATAACGCTCTTCCTGTCGGAGTTCTTATAAACTCTTCGGTCTTCTGGCCGATTTGAGTTCGTTCAATTAGTTCGTCTACGTTAGGTAGACTAGGATCATAGTATTCTGACATTTATCCCTGTGCGTATGGCACTTTGTTGTATTTATCTCTTGCCATTGTTCCTGCTTTAGAAACGTTGTCTTTGTCTACTGGCGCTGACTGTTGACTAATAATCTGATTAATAAGAGCATCACGCTGTAACATAAGTTCAGCCCTGCGAGTGTCAGCGTCCTGTTGTTTGATAATTGCTTCATTCTGTTTAATAGCCAAAGAACCTGCATCTTTCTCCATACCCATCTGTTCTTTTGCTATGTCAGTCTGAGCCTTTATCTGAGCCTCTCTAAGAGAAGCCTGTTGTTTCAACTGTTCAATCTGTAGCCTTCCTTGCATCTTAACCTGATCGTAATCAATGATAGATTGCAACTGCTGAATCTGTGCTTGCAACTGTTGAATTTCAGGATCATCGGATTGTTCAGTAATAAACCTTGAACCATCCTTGTAACCAAGTTGACCAAATATTTCTTTAGCAACCTCGTCGGTGTTGATTCTTCCTTCCATGCCGGGAATCTGAAACACATTTGAGATTGCATATACCAAGTTCTGAATGCGCCCAACTGGATCAGTAGCGTTCATTCCTACGTTTACTTTAAGAATGACATCATGCTTAAGCAACTCGTCAATAAGTTCATCCTTTCCTGCATAGTTTTCTTGTCCTGTCAACGACATAACAATTTCATCTGTTTCGTAAAACTGCTCAAGACGAAGAAGTTGTTTAAGCGTAGGCTCTACCCAAGTTTCAGCAAAAGTTCTAAGAACAAACTCAGTAATAATATTGGTGTTGCCTTTTAACAAATTCATTCCACCAACTGTTTCGTTCATAGTGTTGGCGCTTTGAACTGTTGATGTAGAAAAGTTTCCTTGCAACTCGTCAAAGTCAAAGTTAATTCGATCCTGTTCTGCATAAGCGGAACCAGTGACATCGCGTGTTTCTATAACGCGAACATCCTGATCTGGATCATCCATTTCAACTGCGCCGCCGGGAACAGACCTAAACAATGCATCAAGGTCAATGTTTCTGTCTCTACGAATATGATAACGCTTGTTCATTGCCAACTTAATGTTGTCAAATCTCTGGTTCCATATGTCGTTAGAAGCGGCCTGTAGTTCTTCAGTAAGTTCCACAGTGCCTGACGGATACAAACGATGCGACTCAATGTTAAGTTTGCCCATTACATAAGGGCGTTCTCCATCACGCAACCAAGGATAAACCTCAAGAAGAAGTTTAGGTTTTGTCAACATGTAATCAGTTCCGGCTGTAAAATAACAGTAGTCTTCGCCGTCTTTCTTTACAATGTTTTTGTGAATCCAAACAATCTTAAACTCTTCAATGTTTTCAAACTCGTCCTCTAGCGGATCAGTTCTTGGCTCTTCTCTTGTAAGACGTATCGTGTCATCGTCTTCTTTTGCCGCAGAAAGCAACTGGCTAGTAGTAAGTTTGTTCCACTCACCATCCTCCATCTTCTGCATAACATCCTGCACAAACATGGGAATCAAATGAATAATGTATGGGCTAGTAGATATTGGATCGTACCAGTCAGAAGCAGGATCAATCCTAAAATTTTCTGGCTCTACGATCTCAATGATGGGTTTATCCGAAAGAGTAACAGTTTCTTTTTCAGTTACATTTTTTCCATCAATGTCTACAACGTTATCTCCAAAAGCGTCTACGCTGTAATAGGTATCTTCTTTTTCTTGGAAGTCCCAATACTGGTGTGAAACTACAGTTCCGTATATTGCCGCATCCTGCAAAGCAGTCACCATTGTAGAAAACCAAGGAACACTATTTGTAAGTCTGTACTGCATCATAGACTTAGCCACAGTAGCCGCGCCAATAGACATAGGATCATTAGGATTAGCAGGATATATGTCCATTACGTCTTCGTTTGAAAAGAAAGCGGTAGCCATTGCCGCCTCTAGTTTACGAACAGTAGATCGCGTCTTAGGCCTAAACAACGCAGATCGTTTATCATATGCTGACGTTAAATACTTAGAACCGGGAGGATGTTGGCTGTTAAAGTTAGATATATTCTTTTCCCACTGATCCCTTAAATTGGAATCCATATACTCTGTAGAAGAGTCATATGCTTCTCTAGCAATGTTTAGCCAATCCTTATCTTTTAGTTTGCCTGATACGGATGGTATGGCTTCTCCCTCTAAAGAAGGTTGTGGATTAATAAGCGACATTAACTGAAGTCTCCATTTAACTGGCCTTTGTCATCCATGTACAAATCACTATAACGATCTTGATTAAACGTTCCTCTTTTCTGGTTGTAACGTTCAAGAATCTCGCCGCCTGCCCTCATAACAGTTTTATAGTCGTTATCTATTTTGTCAGAATGCATAACAAATCCCCAGTTACCAGAAAGCAACATAGACTTTACAGTGACAACACCATCCATTACGTTAACAGCCCAAAGCCAACCGGGATATTTTTTGTCTAAAACTTCTGCAACATTCTTAGCCAAAATGTGGTCATTAAGTTTATATGTTTGAGACTTTTCAATATCCATTATTTTTTCCTTGGCTTGTAAAATGTTCTATTGCCATTATTAAAAACGTAAGTAGGAATTGGCCTTGTGTATATAGTAGGGTCTTTGCTTTCTACCAAAGCAGCCCACGGAATCTTTTTTTCTCTTTTTATATTATCCATACTGTTGGTTTCCAAGTTGGGTCTTTCCAGATAACATCTGACTGTTGACCCTCAAGAGTGAATATCCCTGTTTCTGGATCATATGAATGGGTTTGCCCAACTGTTGGAGCCATGCCATAACTATTCCAATTTCCAGAAACCGCCGCCCAAGTCGAAGATATATCGCTCCACTTTGGAATATCAAATGTAAGTGTTCCTTGTGGAACAGTTCTAAA